CCTGTCATCAAAGCGATGAGAAAAGGTGCCGTCTTACTTCTTGACGAAGTGGACTTAGGTTCTAACAAGTTGATGTGTCTACAATCAGTTCTAGAAGGTAAAGGATACTTTATCAAAAAGACTGGTGAGTGGGTTTCACCTAAAGAAGGTTTCACAGTTCTTGCAACTGCAAACACTAAAGGACAAGGGTCTGATGATGGAAAGTTCATAGGAACTCAAATCATGAATGAGGCAATGTTGGAAAGATTTGCAATCACCATGCAACAGGAATACCCACCAGTGAAAACTGAAAGGTCTATCCTTAAGAAGGAAATGGAATTGACTGGAGAAGTCGATAACGAATTCTGTGAAAAACTAGTTGACTGGGCTGATATAATCAGAAAGTCATTCTACGAAGGTGCGATTGATGATGTTGTTACGACTAGAAGACTGGTTCACATTGTCAATGCATTCAGAATGTTTGGTGACAAACTCAAGTCAATCACAATGTGTATTTCAAGATTTGACGAAGAGACTAGAAATAGTATCCTCGACCTCTACTCCAAGATTGATGCTGGAGTAGATTTAAATGCTGAAAACCCTGTTGACGAATCAACCTCTTCAGAGTATAATGACTAGTATGGGATTATTTAATAAATCAAAACCAATTGATTACAAGTATAACGAAGGTGAACTCTTAAAGGAGTTCACTTCTTATGTTGACTCGACTTACGACCAACATTACAGTTTAAACAAGTATCAAGCAACTGAATTCATTATGGACGCAGGACATGGCGAAGGATTTTGTATAGGTAATATACTAAAGTATGCCCAAAGGTATGGGAAGAAGGGTGGAAAAAATCGTGCCGACCTTCTGAAAGTTATCCATTACGGATTTCTTGCATTAAATAACCACGATAAAACGGAGAAAAACCAGTGATGAAAATCAGTAACGACACGAGAGATGTCTTAAAAAACTTCTCAACCATTAACTCGGGTATTAGAGTAAAAGAAGGAAATAGGTTAGAGACTATTTCTAATATGAAAAACATTCTTGCAGTAGCAACTGTATCAGAGGAGTTCCCAAAGAACTTTTCAATATACAACCTGCCTGAATTCCTAGGTGCAACTTCTCTGATGGAAGACCCCGACTTTCAGTTTGGTGATTCTTCATTAGAAATTGTAGACCCAAACTCAAAGATGGCATACTATTATGCATCTGAAGGTATGGTCATTGCACCCGATAAAATGATAACAATGCCAGATGCAGAAATTGAATTCAAGGTTACATCAACTTTGTTAACAGACTTGCAAAAAGCATCAAGTGTTCTAGGTGTGAATGACTTAGTACTTGAATCTGATGGTACAACTGTATCATTGACTGTTAAGGACAAGAAGAATGCAGCTTCAAATACTTTCTCACGAGTAGTGGGTGAAGGTGATGGAACTAAGTATTCTATGAATTTCAAGATTGAAAATCTTAAAATCCTTACAGGAAACTATAATGTATCAGTATCTTCTAAAGGGATATCTCATTTTGATAATGCAGATATGGCTCTAGAGTACTTTATTGCATTAGAACCCGATTCAAAATACGGGTCATAAGACATAAATAGATTTGTGGGTTCATCTAGTCTTCAGAAACCCACGGGATTGTCCCAACTCATCATTCTACTGGTGGGACATACTACAAAGTTCGGAGGGGTTCTTTGTCCTTTTTATAATGAGATAATATGACAGAAGAATTTTTATATGTGGAAAAGTATCGTCCACAAAATATCGAAGATACAATCCTACCCCAACAATACAAAGACCAATTCACAGAATTCGTAAAGCAGGGAGAGATTCCAAATCTCTTACTTAGTGGTTCTGCAGGATGTGGTAAAACAACCATTGCTAAAGCACTCTGCAACGAGTTAGGTGCAGACTTTATCGTAATCAATGGTAGTGATGAGGGTAGACTCATAGACACGCTTAGAACGAAGATAAAGAACTTTGCATCTACTATGTCACTACAGGGTGGCCCTAAGGTTGTTATCCTAGATGAAGCAGATTATATATCCGCAGATTCAGTCCAACCTGCATTAAGAGGATTCATAGAAGAGTTCTCTGCAAACTGTAGATTTATATTTACTTGTAATTACAAGAATAGAATCATACCTGCATTACACTCAAGAACAACTGTAATCGATTTCAAAATAACTCCAGCAGAGAAACCTAAACTTGCACAGCAGTTTATGAAAAGAGTTAAAACCATCTTAGATACTGAAGGTGTTACTTATGATGATAAGGTTATTGCAGAACTCATAATGAGATTCTTTCCCGACTTCAGACGTATCCTAAATGAATTACAAAGATATGGTGTTAGTGGAACAATCGATTCGGGTTTGCTATCATCACTCACTGAAGAGAAGTTTACACCTTTAATAGATATGTTACAGGAAAAGAACTGGGGTGCAATGAGAAAGTGGGTCGGTCAGAATAGTGACCAAGACTTCACATCATTATATCGTAAAGTGTTCAATGCACTTGAAGTGAGATTAGAACCACAATCAATACCAGCTGCAGTTTTAGTTATTGCAGACTATCAATACAAATCTGCATTTGCAATGGACTCAGAGATTAACTTCACTGCATGTCTAACAGAGATTATGTCGGAGTGTAAGTTTAAGTAATGGGTAAATTAAGACAATGGTTTAGACAGTGGCTTGATGCACAAGTAGAAAGGTCATTACAAAGACAAGCAAATAAAATGTTTTCAAAACACAGCGTAGAATATAGAGATGGAGATAACACATGACACAATATGACGAAACAGTAGATAGACAAAGGAGATTAATCCTTGCAGAGGAATGGGCAAGTGGTGTTAAATCACTACATGCACATTCATTAACGTCACTTGCATATGACACTAGGGGTAATGATGGTTCAGTAATGGACATAGAATACAACAATGGTGTCGTCAAACGAGAGATTAGAGAAACAGGTGAAATTGTATTCTTTGGTGAACCTGTTACAGGTGACGACCTTCTACAACTCTTTGGAAAACATACAGGAAAGTAAAATGTCCAAGCGTAATCCTTTTGACTTTGTCAAGTCCGTATCCTATGATAAAAAAGATATCATGGTTGACGCTGTGGAAGAAAAGGCATATGCACCATTCTTAATTAATAAATCTTTATCCTACCACCAAGATTCCCTTTTCATGACTAATGAGATGAATAATCGAAGTCACCTCGAACATCGTCTCCAATATGTCTTTTTACTAAATACTCTTAGAAAAAGACAAAGGTTTGGTTCATGGGAAAAACCTTATGTCAGTAAAAAAATAGACACGATTAAGAACTACTATAAAGTTTCCACATCAAAAGCAAAAGAGTATATGGAAATTCTATCAGACAAACAAGTTCGTGAATTGAAAAAAAGAATGAGTATTGGTGGACAAAACAATGAATGATAATGAAAGCTTAGTATCAGAACTAGTGGAAATAACTTTCCCCGAAAAAGATGACTTTCTAAAAATACGAGAAACCCTATCTAGAATAGGTGTAGCATCACGAAAAGAACAAGAACTATTTCAATCATGTCACATTCTACATAAACGTGGTAAATACTATATTACACATTTCAAAGAGTTATTCAAACTTGATGGTAAACCAACCAGCATAGACGAAGGTGACATTGGTAGAAGAAACACTATAGTGTCTCTACTTGCACAATGGAAATTAGTATCTATTGTAGACCCTAAAAGGGTTGAAGAACCTATTGCACCGCTATCACAAATCAAAATTATCCCCTTTAAAGAGAAAAAGGACTGGAAATTGACGACTAAATACACTATAGGGACTAATAAAGAGTTCTAAACCCTAAATAAGTACATAATACTTAAAAAGGAGATTTTTATGTTTTCAAGCATCATATCTTTTATCATGGGAATTTGGAATTTATTAATGATTATACCGATTGTTATTTCAATCTGTTCAGTCATAGTATCACTTACACCGACACCACAAGACGACAAAGTCTGGGCTAAGATGTATAAATACTTAGAAATACTTTCACTTGCAATTGGCAAGGCGAAAGACAAGAATCCTTTATTGGATAAATAATACCATTAACGAGGAATAAAATGGAATATATAATACTAGGAATAATTGCACTGGCAATAGGAATGCACTTCTTTAAGAAGAATGACGCTCCTAAACCGACTGCTCAAAAACCTGCAAAACCAGTTGTAAAAAAAGGAACGTCACATAATGTTGCTGACCTTAAGAAACTTACTAAAGTTCAACTATTAGATTTAGCAGATAAGAACACCATTAAGGTAAAACGAAGTGGTTCTAAAGCAGAAGTTATCAAGGCGATTTCTACGCATCAAAAGTAAGACTTAGTTCAACTTTTATAAGGGACTTTCGAGTCCCTTTTTTTTAGCGCTGAGCAAGGTCAATTCTTATAAATAATGGCATGGAACAGATATTTGAATTGATAGGTGAAGTCGGAGCTCCAATTGCAGGGTCAATTGTTATGGGTTTCTTCATATTTACTGTTATCAAACAAATCTTAGAAGGTGTTGTTGACAGTATTGGTACACTAACCATGTTCTGTAAGTCGCTTGAGAATCGTGCTAGAACAATGTCTAACGAGATGATTAAGATTGACCTACTAGTGTCAAGTGCATTGGAACTAAGACCCGACATTGAGAGGATTGCAAGAGCAGAGAACTTCATTGAAGACGAAAAACTTGATGTAAGAAGAGATTAATATGGAAACGGAAGTTATTGAAGTTGTAGCAAATACAGACCCCACAATAGTTACTCTTATCAATGACTATGGATTCCCAATTGTTATGATGGTCGGACTAGGATATTTCATATATTACATATGGTGGTTTGTAGGTGAGAAACTAGAACCCCAAATTGAGAAGATGCATTTTGCATTAATCAAAGTAATAGACCAAACAAGAATGTTAGACCAAGATTTAATTCGTTTACAACAGAAAGTAAATGTGGTTCTTGAAATGAAAGAGAACTTGAGAAAAAAGGAAACGACAAAGAATGAAACTAAAAAAAGATAGAGAATTATTAGTAGTTGGTTGGATAATACTGATTACATTTTTTGCATCATCAATCGAAGCAGATGAGATTGTGCATAAATTTAAGAGTCCAAGTTTCAGTGGAGTTGGACAAAGTTCGCATTATTTGACAATCGAGAATCAAGAGAAGTCAAGACGTGACAAGATAAAACAAGACATTGAAGATGCTCTGAATAAAGCAGAAAGAGAAGAAAAGAATACAACGCTTGCAAAATTTTTAAGAAATGTCGAGAGCAGAATTTATGCTCAGATAGCGAAACAATTAGTAGAGAATATGTTTAGTAATGGAGAGGCGGCTTCTTATGGAGTCTTTTCGATTGAAGGAAACACGGTGACATATGAAAAACTAGTCGGAGAGGATGGTGTAGAGTTCATCAGATTAACGATTGTTTCTTCAGATGGAACTACAACAACATTAGATATACCTGTAGGTACTGGTAGTTTTTAAATGAAAAACTTAGGGATTGTAGGACTGATACTGGTCTTGCTCGTCAGTGGATGTGCAAGTGTGCCAAGTGTAAATGACACTTGTACTACTGCAATTATGAATAAGATAGGACAATGCATCGAGGATGCAGAGGTTGTCAAACTTCCTACCCATTTAGAATTATTAGAATTACCACCTGCAGAAAATATGCCAGTAGTTGCAGTCTACGGATTCCTAGACAAAACAGGCCAACGTAAGAGTAAAGATGGAATTGCATCTTTCTCAACTGCAGTGACACAAGGTGGAGAATCTTTTCTTATCGATGCACTTAAAACTGCAGGTAAGGGAAAATGGTTTAGAGTAGTAGAACGTACAAGTTTAGATGCACTTGTAAGAGAACGTCAAATCGTTCGTTCTGCTAGAGAAGATTTTGCAAATCAAGAGGGTAATGAAGATTCCCCGAAAGGGATACAACCCCTCTTGTTTGCAGGAATCCTACTTGACGGTGGGATAGTTGGTTATGATACTAACATTGAATCGGGTGGCCGAGGCGCAAGATACTTAGGTATCGGAGCTTCTAATCAATACCGAAGAGATGTGGTCACGGTAAGTTTGAGAGGAATATCAACACTTACTGGCGAAATATTACTTAATGTACAAGTCACCAAGACTATTTTATCGACTGGTGGTGGGTACGATGTATTCCGTTTTGTGGACATGGACACAAAATTAGTGGAAATTGAGGATGGCGTAGCAATGAACGAAGGAGTCACGAAAGCGACTCGTTCTGCAATTGAACTTGCTGTCCTAGAATTAATCTATCAAGGTGATGAAAGAGGATATTGGAAGATAAATTGGCCGATAACTGAATCTAAAATAAAAGAGGAAGTGTCAGACTTTTTAGACGAAAACCAAATCGTTTTAGTCACAGAAGGAGAAACAAATGAAGAATAAATTTATTTCACTCATTATGTTAACATTAGGTCTACTACCTGCAACTTTATATGCAGGAGCAGACGATAACGAAATATGGTTAAATCAGTCAGGTACTGGTTTGGTATTGAATTTCACGCAGAAAGGTTATGGAAACAAAGTTGGTTTAGATGATTTCTCAGGAACATCTGCTGATATGGTTTTAACTGGTGCATCGAATACGTTTACACTTATCCAATATGGAGACACTAACAAACTATTTGGGCCTATGATTGCTGACTCAGCAACGATAAACCTTACCTTCACTGGTGATTCAAACTCAATGGATTGGAACATTGGTCAAAATAGTGCTGATAACATTAATATGTTAAGTGCTGTCACTGGTAGTTCTAACACTTGGAATATTGATATTGGTGCAAATGCTTCAGCTGAATACTTAAACTACGATTTAGTAGTTGGTGGTTCAAGTAATATATTTACAACTGTTGTTGATTCAGATAATGCTGTTTGGAATTGGACTATTACAGGTTCAACAAATGACGTTAACACTAATCAATCAGATGCAACCGATAACTCTATTACTGCAGTCTTAACTGGTTCAGGAAATGATATAGACATCATTCAGCAATCAGGTTCAGATACAGGTTGTCCTTCAGGTCAATCTTGTAGTGGTATTATTGACGTGACTTTCGTGACATCTAATGGAAATATTGACATCGTTCAAAAAGACGATAACGATTCTTAGTATTTTACTAGTCGGGTCGGTTAATGCTGACTCGATTGGTGAAATCATTGAGGATAAAGGGTACGCAGGACTTTCAAGGGACGGTACTAAAACTGTTCTATTGGCGTCTGAAAGACCCGATGTGCTGATGTATGATACAGCACAAACACAAAACGGACGAATGAAAATAAAGTTCGAAGGCGAAGAAGAACTTTCATTAACAGAACATTCTAAAGTTTGGATTGATGAGGTCTATTATGACCCCGACCCATCACTCTCAAAAATGTCATTACGAATGGCACAAGGCACCGCTCGATTTGCTTCGGGATTTGGTGGCAAAATAAAGACAGCAAATATTGTTATTCAAACACCTACTGCCACGATTGCAGTTAGAGGCACCGATTTCACAACAAGTATTGATGAATTAGGACGCTCACTTGTTATGCTTTTGCCAGACAAATGGGGTGCGCCTTCAGGAGTCATTATAGTGTCGAATGCAGGTGGTAGTGTAATAATGGATGAGGCATACCAAGCAACAATGGTATCCACTTATGATGATTCGCCAACTAAACCAGTGACTGTAAATGGTGTAGACGTTAATATGATTGATAATATGTTTATTGTCAGTCCACCCGATGAGGTTTCCGACCAAGTTTCAGAAGAATCAGGTGGTGGAGAAAATGATGCTAACAATATTCTTGATGTAGACTTTTTAGAGTTCAACGATTTAGAAACGGACTACTTTAAAGACGATGAGCTAGAATATTCAGAGTTAGATAGAGATTTATTGGATGTTGATTTCTTACAAGATTTGCTCGATATTATATTAGACATTGACAAAAAAGTGGGTATAGATAGAGAAAGAGCAAAATTTGGAAGTGTTCGATTAGAGGGCACTTCTGCAGGTTTCGACAAAGACTCTCAATATAATACAATTATAGACAAGGGTCTTGGTCAAATATGGTTCTACAGGGAAGTGAATGGAATTATTTCAATCAAGATTCCCATGTTTGCACAAGCAGATATTAGGACTATAACAGACGAAAAAGAGTCACATATTGTGGTGGGTGATGGTTCGTCTATAAATATAACTATTACCCAAACAAACTAGGAGAAACTATGTTAGATATGTTAAGTAAACTCAGAGCGTGGCATGAAGACCAAGTGTTCGGATTTCAAAATGCAATGAGACTAGACGATTACCATATGATGTGGATTTCATTCGCTGAAGGAGTAGTCCTTACTCTATTATTTGTATGGTTGTGTGGTTAATATGGATTTAGGTGCGAAGTTATTAACAGGTGCAGTGGTACTCCTTTGTCTAGGATTATCATTTAAGGCATTTGGTGGTGATGATAACACTATTGCCATAAATCAAGTCACAGCCTCAACTAATCTTGACCTCAGTATCACGCAGGAAGGTTATGATAATCGTGTATTCTTTTCTATAGGTGATATTGATGATTCTTCAATAGATATATATCAAGTTGGAAACAATCAAGAAATAGGTTGGGCAGATGATATTGTCACATGGGGTTCAGGTGCAGGTTGGGGTGGTGATGTAGATTACGATGACCAAGATTTAAAACTTTGGCAGAATTGTACAAAAGGTGATGATTGCAACACTAATGATATTCAGTTTCATATTTCATATGGAACAAATAATAAGTTTTGGTGGGCTCAAGGATTTGAAATCTCAAGTAGAACTGATACAACATGGTCAAAGGATAACACTGACGGTGGTGGTCATTGGGTCACTGTAGATATTCACGGTAGTAATAATACAATTGTAGGACAACAAAGAAATTGTTCAACTGGTGCTTGTGATGGTCATAAAGCAAAAATCTATCTTTATGGTGATAACAATTCTGTTTTCGGTAAACAAAAAGCAGATGGTACAAAAGAATTTTATTTAACCATTAATAACGATGGTAATACCGTTGATTACTTACAAGACGGAAATGGTGAACACAACTCAAACATTACCATAAATGGAAATTATCCAACCACACTTAATATTTCACAACATTCCAATACAACTCAAAATTATACGTTGTCTCAAAATTGTCAAACATCAGGTGGCTGTACAGTAAGTGTCACGCAAAACTAATGAGCATAAAAGCGAAAGCAATAAGATTCTTAGAATGGTGTCTAGGTAGGGTAATCAAATGGAAGTAGAATGTCCTAAAGAATATTACGAATGTCTCACCGAATCAGAATACGATGAGATTTTAGAAATCTTTGAAGAGAATGAAATCGTAATGCCCGAAACACTCGCACCATTGGGTGATGGTGAAGCCGCAGCCAATTTTGTTTGGCAAGTGTTGTTTCTAAATCCGTTGGAACTAATCTACATAGGTATATCAATGTCAGTATTAGCATTCTACGGACTATCTATATACTATATGTTCAAAAAGATACAGAAGAAATTTTCATGACACCCGAAGAACGAATAGAGC